CTCGGCATCGACTTCGGCCGCACCAACGATCCGACGATCTGCTGGGGGCTGGAGCGCATCGGCGACATTGAATGGACGCGCGAGGTGCTCGAACTCCGCGGCATGGCGACGCCGGAACAGGAGAAGATCCTCGACGAGCGGATCGCCCGCGCCAACCGCGTTTGCTTCGACTACACCGGGCCGGGCATCGGCCTCGGCGACTACCTGGTCAAGCACCACGGCGAATGGAATCCGGAGAAACATCTCTTCGGCAAGATCGAACTCTGCACCTTCACGGTCGGTTTCAAGCGTGAGATTTTCCCGAAACTCCGACGCGCCTTCGAGGCGCCGGTAAAGCTGAGGATCCCGATCTCGACGACCGTGCGCGAGGACCTCCACGCCATGCGCCAGATCGTTCGCAACGGCGAATACACCTACTCCGCGCCGCACACCGCCGAAGGCCACAGCGATCGCTGCACCGCGCTTGCATTGGCCAAGCGGGCGGCCGGTGAAGCCGCGACCGGCTACTCCTCAACCCTCTGCTGACCAAAAATGCCTTTTCTGAAATCACCGAGGTGGGCAGATCTCGACCAGGCTAGGCTCAGGAGTGCGGCATCGGGGGTTGAGCCTCATTGCAGGTCTTGCAGCACACCTTGCAGCCATCGTGGAGCCTCCGCGCGGCCGATCGGGTCGGTCCGCCAGCCCGTTTTTGGGGGTGCCGCGTCATGAAGGCTCCAATTGGAACCCGCCTGAAGGCCGCTTGGGGTGCCGTCATGGGCAAGTCTCTGGCCCAGTTGATGCGCGATTTCCGGACCGGCGCCGATATCGACGAGGTGCCGTCCAACCGGCTGGTGGAACCCTATCGCCAATCGGCCTGGGTCCATGCGGCCATCAATCACATTGCCGGCGAGATCGCCGGCCGGCCGCTCAAATTCTACGACGGGAAGAACGCCTACGACGAAGCCCGGTTTGCCGCCTGGTGGGCCGCGCCCGCCCTCGGGCCGAAGCTCGCGATCGGCACGCAGCCCCGCCTCGCCATCGACGACGTCAAGCGCGACCTGGTCGCCTGGGCGAAGCTCGAAGGCGAATTCTTCCTCTGCCTCGACGACTCGTGGATCCTCCCGACCGCGTCCCGGATGGCCACGGCGCTCCCGCCCTTCCTGATCGCTCCGCCGCGCCGGATGCGTCTCATCGTGCGGGCCGGAGAGCTGGAGGCCTATGAATACAGCGACGCCGGCGGCCACCGCATAATCTTCCTCCCGGAGCAGGTCATCCACTGGAAGGCCTTCAATCCCTATGACGACTGGCGCGGCGTCGGCGCCATGCAGGCGGCCAAGATCGCCGCCGAGGGCGCGTTCCTGACCGCGGTCTACCTGCGCGATCTGATGATCAACAACGGCGAGCAGGGATACATCGTCGTTGGCAAAAGTGGGGCCGCCACTCCCGACCAGCGGGAGCAGATCATCGCCGACCTGCGCGAAAAGCGCGCGGCCATGCGCCGCGGCATCGCCAAGGATCTCTTCCTGACCGGCGACATCTCGGTCGAAAAGCCGGTCGAGGCTTCCAGCTCCCGCAGCGATCCCACCTATAGCCGGGCGATCTCGCACCAGGAGGTCTTCGTCGCCTTCGGCATTCCGCCGTCGATGTCCGAGGTGAAGGCCAGCTTCTCGATGGGCAAGGATAGCGACTATTACCAGCTCATCATCCGCACCTGCGTGCCGCTGGGCACCCAGATCGCCGGCGCCCTGGCCAATGTCGCCAGCCGCATGATCGGCCGCGCGCTGACAGGCGAACTCGAATGGGACGATCATCCCATAATGATCGACGTCCGCAACAGCCGGCTCGATATCGCCATGAAGCTCTGGGCGAGCGGCCAGCCGATGAGCTTCATTAACGAATATCTCGACTTGGGCATGAAGCCTTATCCCGGCTGGAATGTCGGCTACCTGCCGTTCTCCGTCGCGCCGGTCGGTGCCGATGGCACCGCGCCGCCGCCGCCGGACAACTCCCCCGACTTCGCCGAGCCGCCCGCCAAGGAAATCACCGATCCCGCCATCCACACCCTGCAGCTCGCGCTGCTCGCGCGGCAGCGCCTCAGCAACCAGGCGGCGGTCGCGGCCCGCGGCTGCCCCTGCTGCACGCCGGTCTTTGACGCCGCGCTGATCGACAAGACGCGCGATCCGAAGGAGCTCGCCCGCTGGCGCCAGTATATGCAGCAGCGCGCCGAGCAGATCGCGGCCTTCAAGAGCCGCTTCAATCGCTGGCTGATGCTGGTGCGCCGCCAGGTCCTTTCAAATATCGCCACGGAGAAAAGCGGCCTGCCCGGCCGCATCATCAGGGCTGCCGCGGCTGACTTCCTTTTCAACCTGGACAATTCGAGGAAGGAATTCCTGACCTCGATGGGCCGCCAGCATACGCTAGCCCTGAACGCGGCTGGCCAGGAGCTCATGAAGGAACTCGGCAAGGACGATCCCTTCCAATTCGCTCCCGCGAAGGTCATCGCCTTCCTGCGCGGCCGTGAGACCAAGCTCGCCAATCTCCCGCAGGAGGTCAGCGACCAGATCCGCCAGACCCTGGAGGACGGGCTCCAGGCGGGCGACACCATGGACCAGCTCGCCGATCGCGTGCGCGCCGAGTGCAACGACATTTCCTCGCAGCGGGCCACGACGATCGCGCAGACTGAGACATCCGCCGCCTACGGCGCCGGGCGCCAGGAGGCCATGCAGGAGGCCGGAATCACGCTCAAGCAATGGCTCACCAGCGGCAATGCGAACGTGCGGCCGGCGCACCAGGCCGCCAATGGCCAGATCGTTCCGGTCGACGAGCCCTTCATCGTCGACGGCGAGGAGCTCATGAACCCCGGCGACAGCTCCGGCTCTCCGGGCAACGTCATCAACTGCCACTGCGTGGCCATCCCGATCGCCGCCGACAATCCCGCGGCCGACAGCACCGCCCCCTGATTCCTTCCATGAACGAACTCACCAAACTCCTCGCCAAGCTCGGCCAGCGCCAAACGCGCGAACTCACCGTCGTTCCCAAGATCCTCGATGAAAAGGCCGGCACCGTCCAATTCGTCGCCTCCGATGAAACGCTCGACCACTACGCCGAGGTGATCCGCGTCAACGGCTGGCGGTTCACGCACTTCGCCAAGAACGCGCCCTTCGTCGACAGCCACGACTACAGCTCGATCACCAAGCTCCTGGGCCAGGTGACGGATTTCGCAGTCACCGCCGGCCAGCTCGTCGAGACCGTGAAATATGCCCGCGAGCCCGGCACACTCGCCGACTGGGCCTTCAAGATGGTGCGCGATGGCTTCCTGAAGGCCGTCAGCGTCGGCTTCATCCCGCAGAAAATGGCCACCCGCTGGGATTTGAACCAGACGGATTTCCTCGCCCAGGTGGCCGAGCTCAAGCTCGACCCGGCGGCCGCCGGCCAGCTCCGCGCCGTCTACCTCGAACAGGAGCAGATCGAGCTCTCGCAGTGCGTCATCGGCGCCAATCCCAACGCGCTCGCCCGCGCCTACAAGGCCGGCTGCCTCACCGAAGAGGACCTCGACAAATTTTCCGCCGTCATCGCGAACGCAAAAACCGTCTCCCCGGCCGACAGTCCCGCTGCTGCCGCGGAGACCTCCCAGCGGGTGCGCCTCGCCATCCTCGCGGAAATTCAAGCTCACCTCATCTGAAATCCACCATGAAGACTATTCGCAACCTACTCTCGCTGTTCGCCGCCATCACCTGCATGACGGCCTACAACCTCCTGAAACTCGGAGGGCTCAACACGGTGCCCCTGGCATTGTGCGTCGTCGCCGAGGATAAGAAAACCGTCGACCAGCAGATCCTCGATTCGCTCGGCGGCATCAATCTGCGCCTCGCCCGCGTGGATGATCTCGACAAGGCGATCAAGGAGAACAAGGCCGGCTATGAAGAAATAACCGCGACCGTCACTGACCTGAAGAAGGCTCTGGACGACTTCCGGCGCCGGCAGATTGAGATCAAGTCCGGGCCTCGCATCAGCCCCTCCGGCCAGGTCTGTGACGAGACCGCCCGCTTCCTGGGCGGGATCTGCCTGGCCGCCGCGCTTCGCCAGGAAAAATTGACCGGCCGCATGGCGGAATTCGCCGATGCCCAGGTCAAGGAAATCCTCGGCGTCCACGCGAAGGCCGCGCTGACCAGTTCGGACATTCCGCTGCCGACGCAATATGTCGGCGACATCGTCGAGCTGGTCTACAAGTACGGCTTCGCCCGGCAATACGGCACGGTCTATCCGCTCGGCGCACTGACGGTGAAGCTGCCGGCCCTCTCGACCGATCCGGTCTTCGGCCTCATCGCCGCCTCCGGCACGGTCACCGAGAAATCGCCGCAGTTCGGCTGGGTGACGTTCACGGCGGAAAAGTTCGGCGGCTTGATCCGTCTGCCCACCGAACTCGAGGAAGACTCCATCGTCCCGCTGGGCCAGTTTCTGGCCCGCTACACCGCGCGCAATATCGCCGCGATCGAAGACTGGCAGTTCTTCCGCAGCACCGGCGCCGCCTCGGGCCAGAACGGCACCGCCAAGGGACTGACCGTCAGCTGCCTCGTCGCCAATGACAACTCCACCTACCCGCAGGCTGGATCCACGAGCGGCGGCAAGAACAAGCCGAGCGACGCCACGCTGGCTGATTATCGCGCGCTCCGCGCGGTGGTGAGCGGCGCGGTGCTGAGCAACGCGAAGTACTACATGCACCCGACGTATGAGCAGGCGCTCGTGGCCTTCAACACGTCGGCGACCGTCACGCCGTACATTCGCGGGACCAAGGACACGCCGGCGACCCTCGACGGTTTCCCGATCATCTGGGTGCCCTCGATGCCGGTCTATTCGACCAGCGTTTCCGCCACGACGATCCACGTCCTCTTTGGCGATGCGACCTACGAATACCTGGGCATCCGCTCGGGCGTCCGGTTCGACACCAGCCGCGAGGCCGGTTTCGCGACCGACGAGATCCTGGTCCGCGCCTTGGAGCGGTTCACGGTCGGGAAGATGGCGATCACCGCCATCGCCGGCCTGGTCACCGACACGACCTGATCAGCGAGTTCTCTTCGAGCCCCGCCCCCGCGGCGGGGCTCTTTAGAGCCCTCATGAGCAATCAACCACAACCGCAGACCACCGTGATCAGCCGGCCCCCGGTCGACCGCCGCATGCCTGCGCCCATCAAACGGCCGCCACCCATGCCGGTGCGGCCGCCCTCCCCATGAAGATCGGCCTCGGAACATTGACGGAGTTGAAGGCACATCTGCTCAATGCGGATCTGCGCGATGGGACCACTTGGGATACGCCGATCACGACGATCGGCCTGGGCGTCCTCGGCCGCATGGAGAAGTTCTGCAACCGCAATTTCCCGCGGCTGGAGGGCGATCTCTTCGAAGGCAGCGCCGACCGCACCTCGCTCTTCCTACCCCGCGCGCCCGTCGAGGTGATCACGAAGATCGAACTTTGCAGCAACCCTGCAGAGGGCTGGCAGAGCCAGGTCCTGACCGACCTCATCGCCGCGCAGGACCTGGCCAAGGGCATGCTCGATTTTGGCGGCGGCCTGGGCACCTTCCGCCTGCAGTCGGACCGGTGGACGCGCGTGCGCATCACCTATACCGGCGGCTGGTGGTTCCCCGATGACGATGAAACGGTCGAGGATGATCTGCCCGACGGGGCCGGCCTCCGGCCCGACGATCTCTTCCTCGCCTGGATCCTCCAGAGCCAGCACGTCTGGCGCGCCTTCGACAAGAAGGGCGCCGGCGAGCTGCAGCCCGAAGATACCGCGCGGCCGCTGGCGGCGCTCGAACTCGCACCCGAGGTGAAGGAGATCCTCCGCACCTACGTCCGCTACACGCTCATATGATTTCGATCCAGGTCACCGACAATGCCGCCCAGATCCTCGCGAAGCTGCAAAACTTCCCGCAGGCCATGGCGACGTCGGTCGCCAAGGCGCTCGACCAGGAGAATGAGCTGACCGTCGGCCAGATCCAGATCCGCAAACTCAGTCACAAAGGTCCGATGACATTGGGGGTCGTGAGTGCCCGCCTCTGGAAATCAATCGTGCGCACCTGCGCCTTTGTCGCCGGCGGTGCGATCATCTCCGCGATCGGCAGCAACGTCGTCTACGCCGGGGTGCATGAGTTCGGCTTCGACGGCAACGTCTCGGTGCGCGCTTATGTGCGCCGGCGCTTGGCTCCCGTGAGCGCGGCCAGCCGGGTCGATTTCAACATGATCACGGGCCGGATCACCCGCCGCCTGATCAAGCCGAAGCCCCGCGAACAGCTCGGGCTCATCTCGGTGAGAGCCCACACCATGCATATGCATTTTCCCGAGCGCGCCCCCATCCGCAGCACGATCGAGGAACGCAGGGCCGACTACTGCGCCAGCGTCAGCCAGGCGATCGTCAACACCTGGAACGGAAGGAACTGACCATGGCCTACGTCTCCTTTCTCACCGTGCTCGATGCGCTCAAGACGCGCCTGGCCTCGCTCCCGCTCGACCCGGCGCATCCCGCCGGCGACAAGCTCTTCGAGCAGGTCGCCTATTATGGCGCGAACGATCTGCCGCAGGCGCTGATGGACCTGCTCGTCATCCAGCAGCGGGTCTGCGTCATCGTGCCCTCGCGATGGATCCATAAAAACGACCGCGACCGGG